TGGTGGTGGATTTTGTCGGAAGCTTCTACAATAATTTATGTGCAAATGCGGGTACAGTTATACCAGATCCTAATAGTTCATTTTGTACATACGTAAGTACAGTAGATATTAATCCAACACCATATTGGTACATAAACTATAAAAAATGTAATGGTCAAGATGTTCAATTATCAGGATCTTCAGCGGGGATGGGATATATTATAGACGATTGTGTAAGATATAATACTTTTAAATATTCACCAGATATAGTAACAGTCTACTCATCTTCTGCTATATGCGGATACTATGGAGTACCATCAGTATATACTGGATCTAGACAATATGCAGAGGTTCAAGACTACAACTATAATAGAACTAGTACAGTAAATTCTAGATACTTAGGAGCTCGTTATGGTAAATTAGATAGTGATATAGAATCAAATATATCATGGTCTTTTGCAGCATCTTATGCAGAAACAGATTATTATGTTGACTATACGGGATTATTTACAAACGTAGAATCAAGTTCTTATTTTCCTGATCAGATGATTGCAAAAATGAGCTATATGGCAGATCTTTCTGGTGGTTTACAAGAATTAAATTTACAGAATAATAACTGGGTTTATTTCCAAAACATGTATAAACCAGGAGATATTGCTACAATAAAACAATTTAATGCAACACAATATTCAAATCAAAAATATCTTGATAAAGGATTAACTATAGTTGAAAGTGGTTGGAGTTATCCTCCATATTGGTATAGAAATCCAAATGATTCAAGTGAGTGTTATAGTATAACATTAGGTGGAACTTCTGCAACTTTAAGTTCTTCATATGCTTCTATAACAGCAACAAATACTATTGCTGATGGAATTGATAATCATCTATATTATATATCTGGAAGTATACCAAATAGTTCTACAACTAGTTCTGCGTATGTTATGATACCATCAGGAGCAGCTGCAGTTGGGTGGGGAACTACTTCATATAACTATAATGTATGTTTATGGAGTCCTTCACAATTTGAAACTACTATAGATGGTGGAAATAATCTAAATTACTATTTTAATAATATTGATGGAAGATCCCCAAGTCATAGATATCTTACTGGATCTTATTATAAGGTACCATATGATGGAATATATAAAATATCCGCATCTTTTAATTTTAGTGCATATACTGCATTATCATCTGGAGGTTTAACTACTAGTCCTGCAATATATTTAGGATTAGTAAAAAATCCAAATACGTCTTCTGGTTATATTAATGGAGGTACTCCTATAGGTCCTGTGGGATATCAAGCATGGACATCTGGAACACGCCCATCTGGTGATTATACTATATCAACTGGATTTGATGTGCCTTTAACTTCTGGAGAAGAAATTTATTATATAATTACTATTGGGAGTTATATCCAAAATGAATTACCCATATATGGCAACAATTGGAATATATCTTTTCAAATGATTTCTTCTGAGGGAACTTATTGTTTAGATCCTAGGACTTCTACACACGCATTATTTGATTCTTCAAGCTATGTCACAGGATCGGATATACTACCTTTGACTTCTGTAATGAGTTCATATTTTACATCTTCAGTTTATTATATTCCAAGTGATGATGATCCAACACACTTATCATCATACTATAATTTATTTGGAGATATCAATTATAGTACTGAGATTGAAAATGGCGATTATATAACAATGTACTATTCTGGATCATCTATTGGATATCCATCTTTATCTCCCATATATCCTATGAGATTTAGAATTTTAGATGTAATATATAGTGGATCACAAACTAGTCTACAAGTATATCCTAATATACCAGCAAATATATCAACCGGCCATCTAAATAATTTTTATAAGATAGTATTCACCAAAAGAGTGCCGGATGAAACAATAATCACTCTCCAAGGTAAGAAAAGACCGGGACAGACCTCATATGGTTTTGTAGTACCTGAAAATTTAAATCCAAATATAGCTAAGAATATTAATAGTCTTCAATCAACTATACAATCTCAAATACTAAACTACTAATCTATATATTTATAAACATAAAAGAAACGATAAAAAATGGCTTACTTAAATAGCACATCGGTGGTGATTGACGCCATCTTAACAAAAAAAGGCAGAGAGTTGCTTGCAAGAAATAACGGCAGCTTTCAGATAACTCAATTTAGTCTTGCAGATGATGAAATTGACTATAGCCTTTATAATCCATATCATCCATCTGGTTCTGCTTTTTATGGAGAAGCAATACAAGCAATGCCAATCATACAAGCTTATCCAGAAGACCAGGAGATCATGAAATATAAGCTTTTAACATTACCTAGAGGAACTGGAGTAATCCCAGTGATAAGCTCAGTTCCTCCTAATGTTCCACTCCGCATGGGTGCACCTTTTACAATTGCTCCATCTACTGCAAATTACAATGGATCTAGTAATTTCCGGGAAACTTCTGGATATCAATTTACTATTGGTGATGTGAGAACTATGTCAAGCTTTACCGCAATTGGAATAAATACTGCAGAAGCTACTCAACTAAATAATACAGTAACTATTGGAACAAATGTATCAAAGACTGTAATAGGTACTACACTAAACATGACTGCTACTACGATAAAATCACTTTTTGGATCAAGCGCTTCCTCAACCCTCTCTACTATAATATCTATAGTTGGTAGAGACTCAGGAGCAAGATTTACAGTATTTGTAACAATAACTCAAAGCTAAAAATATAAAATAAAACATGTCGTTTACAACATTAGCATCAACAGACTTCGTAATAAGCTCAGATTCAGTAGTAGCTCCAGCATGGACTTCTGGATTACCTACTCTGACTAATTCGAGTATGATTACGTCATCAACTGCAGCATCGCCAGCACCTCAATTTTATTTGGATGTATACGATAGTGCTTTAACTGGATCTACAGCTCAAATACAATTCTCTATAGCATATGGAAATATCTACGGATCAGGATCTAAACTGTACAATACACTTGTTCCAGGTATGAGTCCATCGAGAACTACATATGGTCAATATAGAAATCTTGTATATGCAGATGAAACTAAACTTTTCAATTTTGAAACTGGAAATACCTCATCTCCTGATATTTTTGCAATTAACATAAATAGAAATTGCTATAAAGAAAGTCTATTTCCTGGTACTCTTAAATTAACTTTAGTATCTGGAAGTAGTACAATAACTTTGACTGATGATAGCGTATATACAACCAATAATAATCTAATTATTAATTATGGTGATTGTGGTCGTATCTTTAACATTATTTCAGGATCATATGGTCTTCCTACAACATCAGCAATTAGCGGCGCTGCAGCAGGATATACTCCATCAGGATCTTATGGATTCTTTTTACCAGATATAGGCACAATTATACTTAATCCAAGAGCATTAGCATTACCCGCTGCTTCTGGTGGTATAAATTTAGGAGTTGATACAAGTTCTAATCCAGCATTACCATCATCTTCATTGAGTAATAATTACATGTACTCTGCTATATATAATGGAAATTGCTTTCAATTAAATTCACAAGAGACTGTATCAGCAAACTATGTGTTTGTAAGAGTTGGAAACCAAGATTATAACTACTCAAATAATCCATCTTTCTTATCAGGTTCTAGTGGACAATTGATATATCCAACTTTAGTAAATAGTCCTCAGACATACCCAACAACAGTAGGTCTTTATAATAACAATGGAGATCTTTTAGCTGTTGCAAAGATGAGTAAACCAATGATGAAAGATTTTACGCATGAAATGTTGGTGCGTGTCAAGCTTGATTGGTAAAATAAATATAGTTACGAAATAAAAAAATATTAAATGGGTCGTTCGACAAACACTCTCAAGGCTTCTGATGTCACAGTTACTCCTATAAAAACAAAGTATTCACAATCTTTTTATATAGGAGATCTTCCTGGCGCAAATATAAACTACTATGTTGGTCAAAATGGTTCATTATCAAAAGATGGAAGTTATGGTCCAGGATTTTTAACTTATAGATCCGCTTTACAATTGTACTATGTAAGCTGGGTTTCAGGATCTCAACTCGGAACTGGTAGCTCATGGGATAATTCTTTACAATCAACTGCAGCTTCTGGAACTTTTGATGATGATTATAGATATTTTCCAACAGGATCATCAGACCAAATTATAGTATACTCAATACCAAGAGAAGTTTATGGAGAACAGATATCAAGAGGCACGTTTAGAATGCAATCAGTAGATGCTGGATCTCATTACAATGTTATTGATGATGGAAATGGAAACCTTATAGATACAGTCAATGCAAATGCTCATGTAGGTAATATCCTATATGCTCAAGGAATGGTCATAGTTACAAATCCAAGCTATCTAACATCTTTTGTTACTAGCGTAGATACAACTGTTACTTTTAGATTAGTAAGTAATGCCTTTGAGTATATTCAAGCATATGCTGTATCATTAGACTCATTATCGCCACCGTATACCCAATTAATAACAAATGGATCAAGTCTTTTTCCAAATCTAAATATAACAGGATCTACTCAAATATTATGTTCTTATTATGGATTATATAGAATAGGCACTGTATTTCAAAGTACATATCAACCTAACTATAATACTGGTCTTTATGGATGTGATGTGTCAATGTCAGATTCTTCTGGAAATCAAAGTCATTATCTATTAATGCAAGGATCCACAACATATAATTCCAGTAATATTACTAGTCCAACTGTTGCAGGAGCTTCGTGGGGATCTAATGCTACATCTCCAAGCGCAATAAACTATACTGTAATACCTTCAAATGTTCCAATAAGTAGTAGTAATACATACCTAGATATATACTCCAATGGAATTACAACGTGGGCAAAGGGAACTATATCAATTGTGAGTTCTACGGGTACACCTATATTTTCAATAGGTTATGCCGCGGCAGCCGCAAATAATCATAATGTATTTAGCTCGAGCTATGATTCAAATGCACCTTATAAATTACTCGCATCTAGTATTGGTGGGGCTTCATCTAATCCATCTATGTCTGTAAGTATAATGGATTTAAGCAGTAGTCTAGCAGAAACATATGTAATTGCATCAGGAAGTAGTATTGTTTTAGGAAATCCAATAAACTCTCATGGTTGGGGAAAACGAACAGATCTGCCTAGCTATATTTCAATAAGATTAAACTCAATATCAACACCTTCATATGCAGATTCCTTTGTTTTTAATACATCTGCTATACAATATTTAGCTTATCCGCCATATCCAACATCAATAAATCTACAATGTACTTCTGTAAATTCTTCTGGAGTACCTACAACAAATGCTAATAAAGCAATAGATTTTAATAAGATCACAATAATGCCATATACCTATGATGTGGTTGAGACTATGAATATAAAAGTAAGTGGAGTAACTGAATTAGTAGTGCAGTTTCAGTATGCTTATAGAGATGCTCCATTTAAATATAGAGATTCTGCTGGAGTTTATCATAATGGTAATTTTGTAGCAGGAAACATAAACTTCTAACACATGCCATCATATTATCCATATACAATGTCTTTTCAAGCTGAATCTACAATATATCAGACTGAGGTAAGATGTCATGTAAATGAAAATGATTTTAATTATAGCACGAATCCATCTTGTGTTGCTACAGCGTCGCTAGGATCTCTTAATGCAAATGTAACTGGATCAGATTTTACTCCATTTGCAACCACAATAGGATTATATAATGCTCAGAATGAACTATTAGCGGTAGGAAAATTTGGAACACCATATCCAATACCAAAAAATACAGATGTCACTTTCGTTATTAAGTGGGATTCATAAAAATATATGCAATGAATTGGTTATTACAAGGAAAAGAAATCACAGATGTACAGCAATTTGGACTAGGTGCCACAGGATTCGTGTATAAAATCACAAATAAAGAAACTGGTAAATTCTATATAGGAAAAAAGATCCTTGAGAATAAAACTAAAAAGCTGCTTACAAAGAAAGAACAGTCAGAGTGGGATAAACC